TGTAAAGTTTAACACAGTATTAATATCCGGTAATACATCAACTTGCAAACCCCAATAATAAAGATTGTTTATTAATTTCAGTGAACTATATGATGCTTTTTGTGGATTAAAGTTACTCCATGTGTTTTTAACACTACTGGCATTTTCTGGATTCGCAGCATTAACCGCAGTTTTTAAAAGTGAACCCACGATGGGGGTTTTATTTACAATCGAATAAAATAGGGGTACATTTATGGGGGTAACACCCGGTTTATATGACGCAAAACTCGGTTGATCTGATCTTTTTTCCTTATATTCATAGATTACAAAATTCCTTACAGCCCAGATAAAATTGGTGTATTCTTCTTGTGTTGGCATTATTATTATATTATAATATTTAAAAAATATGTTTTCTACAAACTGCGCTGTAATATTCATTTGATCCTACCAACTCTTGATCTGAATTATTTTGAACTATACGTTTACTGAAAGGTGCAAGTGTCCCATCATTACATTCCATGCAATATGCTTTCAATTTATCAACTTCGTCAGCCCACGGAATAAGTGATAAGGTCTGCCCAAAAACATTTTGATTTGAATCACCATCTAAACTTGCAACGATTACATGTTTTCCCAAAGAAAGTGCATGTTTTACAAAATCTTGAAGGTCACCGAAAAATTGCCCTTCATCTATTCCAATAATTGCTGAATTTGTGAAATTTTCATTTGTTAAAATATCCAATAAATTTTCAGTCTTTACGCAATTAAATTTTACTCCATCATGAGTTTTGAGAACTTGTTCAGGTGATCGAGTATCTTTCAATGAATTTATTACTAAGATATTTTTACAAATGGCTTTGTATCTTTTTAATCTTCTTATGAGTTCTGTGGATTTACCTGAGAACATACATCCCAGAATAAGTTCCAAACGGGCGCACATTTTTTTTTACTTAGACTACTATATATTTATTTTTTTAATTAAAAGAATGAAACGTATGAATAGTAAGTAACCATGGAACAAGTAAGGAAATCTCATAATGACGTGAAACGTAACCTTATCCAAAATGTGGTTGGCCATGGGACAACACCTATACATATTTTGGATGTGGGATGTGGCTTTGGGGGTGACCTTAAAAAATGGTTTTCATTAGGGAGAACAGTTCATCTTGACATGTGTGACCCGAATGAACAATCACTTGTTGAAGTTAGAAAAAGAATTCAAAATTTGAATTTTGAAAAATATAGGATAAAAATTTTTCATGGAGATATTTTTTCATGTCCTCAAAAGAAGTATGATTTTATTTGTTATAACTTTTCTCTTCACTATATTTTTGAAAATGCAAAATTTTTTTTTAGGTCTTTGAATGAAATAGTTAAGAGGTTGAAACCAGGTGGTAAACTTTTCGGATGTATTCCAGACTCTGAACAAATCATAATGAAGACACCGTATCAAGATACCATGGGGAATTATTTCATTCGTAAAATGGATGAAACTGGTTTTGGAAATTTTGGGGAAAAACTCTATGTTCATTTAGCAGATACACCATTTTATGAAGATGGCCCGAAACCTGAACCAATTGCCTATAAGGATATGCTTATTACACATCTTGAATTAAAAGGACTATATATGCTTGAATGGAAATATCTTGATACTCCATGGGAAATTTCAAAAATGTATAGTCAATTTATTTTTGTTTGTAAATAGTAATAACATGTTATATTTATTTATATTAATAATTACTTTAATCATTTTATCCATAACAATAAAACCGAATAAATGTCTTCAAGATGTGAAAGAGAAATATCATATATTTTTAGATTATGTACGGAACAACAATGTTCCCGATAAATTTAAAGTTTTAAGAAAAGAAATTTTAGTTTCAGGATTTACAAATTATTCAGATTCACTAGGTTACAATGTAAATAAAGGAGATGAAATTGCCGTATGTGTAGACGGGACACCAAATCAGGCATTTCATGTTTTAATTCATGAACTGGCTCACTCAACTGTTAAAGAATATTCACATAGTCCTGAATTTTGGAAAAATTTCGAGGAATTGAAAACGATGTGCCAAAACATAGGTATATATCAACCGGTGAATAAAAAGACTGAATTTTGTGGCAAATTTATTTCTGACTAAATACTATAAATGAAGACTCCCTTTTATGATATACTAGACGCCATGAAGGCTTGGGTGTTCCCAATGCTTTTGCCTTTGTCCCAAATGATACTTGATAAAAGTGCAATTTTTAATATACTATACATCACTGTATTGTTTCCCATTTTAATGTATTATTCATCATTGAAACCATCATTCCAAATAAGAAGTGAAACATTTGTAATAATTATGACTTTAACATTTCTAGTTTCATATGGATTTTATAGAATGAGTAAAAAAAGTAAAGAAGCATTGAAAGATCCTATGAAACATAGGTTAATTTCGATACCTTTATACTTGACAATAGTAGCATCATTTTTTGTAATTATGTTTGGTGTTGGTGCATTTGTAAGACCTCTTTATTCATATAAACTACCTAGTTACGCATAACAAATCTTCTACCAAAGAAGTATAGAATTGCAGCCACAATACCAGATAGAACCATCCCAACCGCGCTTCGTGAACCATTTTCACCCATGAACTGAGGTACCATCTGGGCTAATTTCTCTTGAACTGGTCTAGAATATGCTAAGGTAGCTACCACACCAACAAAGAGAGCCTCCATTTGGTCATCAGTCAAGTTGAGTGGATTTTTAGATGCCGCTACCTGGGGTGCCGCCTGTTGCTGAGGGGGTGATTGAGGAGCAGCCATCATAACTGGTTGCGATGGTTGAGGGTGACCAGGCATCATGCGAGGGTCTTGGGGTAAAATTGGGGCGTCCATAACTTCATCAATTGGGGTTGCGTTCATTTCCATTGTATTGACTTTATTATTATCTGTAGACATATTTTTTTCAGGTGGTTTTTTCTCAATATTTGTATTACCAGAAGGTGGAGGAAGTGAAACCATACCAGAATCACCCGACGCGAGATCCATTGTTTGTAGATTGTCCATCTTTAAAAAATAATAAATATTTTGTTAAAAAATCATAAACGCAATTTTTTTTTATTTTTTTTTAACTACATTTACAACCTGTCTCTTTTTTACTTTATTCGGATCTGTTGAAGATTCTGATCCATCATGGCGCGTGTTATAATTTTTTTTATGAAAATTCCATAATTGAGGTGAACCAATTTTAAAATTCTTTCTAAGGTTTGCCTTGTACCAAAAGACACAATCTTCAATCTTATTACTTTTTGATGTATTGTCCAAAACTAGACATTCATAGTTTTCTGTACATGCTGACATAATTTGGTTAAACATGTCAAATGTTGGAAAAATACCAAAAAAGGATTTATATAATTTTTCTCTATTTTGAATTACATTTTCACGAAGAATGAAAACATAATCAACATTAGCTCTTAGATCTGGTGTAAGATCCATACAATATTGCATTGTAAGCATGAAGAATAACTTCCAATGTCTCCCATTCATAAAACACTGCCTGATACATGTATCCTTCATAAACTTTCTATCGTACATACAATCATCTAAAAGTATAAAGGCTGCTGAATTATCATTTCCTCTGCTAATCAATTTCTTCTGTCTTTCTAAAACTCTTTCAATAGCTTCACGATCGTAGTCTCCATAGATAAAAAGATCAGGCACATATTGTTTATAGTGGTGATTACCTTCTTCGGTTGCTGACATAACAATACCAACTGGTAAATGTTTTTTGTGATAAAGGATATCAGTGACCAAAGTTGACTTTCCTGTACCTCTTTTACCTATAAAAACACACACCTTATCGTCTGCCATTTTCTCGGGTTTAAACTTTTTCAATTGAACATTCATTGCTCTCTACCATATTATAGGAAAAATTACATCTAGTTTTTTCTCAGTTTAATTTAATAATGTCCGGTGGTAGACTTCAACTTGCAAGTTCTGGTATTCAAGATTATTTTTTAACAACAAATCCTGATGTTACCTTTTTCAAACAGGTTTATAAAAAACACACAAAATTTGCCTTGGAAACATTAGATAATCCATTTGATGATCAAGTCGAATTTGGCACTACTATACGATGTGTTATACCAAGAAAGGGTGACCTTGTACGTAATATATATTTTAGGGTAGAACTACCACCTCTCATGACAGGTGCTGAAACTGGTGATGTTGGGTATACCGATTCAGTTGGAAATGCAATTATTGAATTTGCAGATTTAATTATCGGTGGGCAAATTATTCAGAGATTAACAGGAGAATTTATCGAATTACATAATCAATTATACTACACAGATTCAAAACAAAAATCATTTGAAAGACTAGTTGGAACAACAGGAACTAGAACCGGATTGGGTGTAGCAAACTCAAGTAATTACCCTAGAACATTTGTTGTTCCCCTTTGCTTTTATAACACAGAATCAGAACCACTCTGTATACCTTTGTCAGCGCTTTCAAAACAAGAGGTGGAGGTTCAAATTAAACTTAGAACACTTAGTGAAATCGCTGTAACATCTGGAACAATATTAGATTATAATCCGAGTGCACAAATATTAAATGCAACCTTACCAGTTGAGTATGTCTATTTAGAAAATGAAGAAATTGACTTTATTCGGAACACCCGTCTAGAATATCTTATAACACAGACACAATTGGCAAAAGGTTCCATAGATGCTGGTTCAACAAATATTAAATACAGGATAAATTTTATAAATCCCGTAAAGGAACTTTACTTTGTTATCCAAGATGATTTTATATCAGAATCAAATATTTATACAGGAAATGATTATTTTAATTACAATAACATTGGTTATACAGCCACATATCCACAATATCACCAACTCAGTGATTTGAAATTGGAATTCAATGACGAAATAGCTATTGATAATAGAATAGCTGATGCGAATTTCCTTTCATCTCTTCAACCTATGCTTCATCATAGTAGAGTTCCGAAGGATGATAGAAGATTTTACGTGTATAGTTTTTCAATTGATCCAGAATCTTATTATCCAACTGGACAAATTAATATGAGTAGAATACAAAACAAAATACTTAGTGTGACACTCACACCAGCTAGTAAAAAAAGAAGTTTAAGAATTTATGCACAATCTTACAACATCCTTCGCATAGAAAATGGCTTAGCAGGAATATTATTTATAGATAATAATACAATATAATGGAGCAACAAATTATTGATACAGCAATTAACATCTTACAACCTGTAATGGAAAGTGCTGTGGTTCTTTCAGCCGAATACACAAAGGCGTGTAATAGAAGTTTTATAACATCTATGGATCTTAAATATGCCATGAGATATTGTGCAATGAATACAGTAGGAAAACATTCAGGTTCTCTTTTCCCAGAAATTTATACACCCGATGAAAGTAGCGATGAAGAAGATGAAATTGAAACAGTCGAAGAAACAGAAAACGATTTTACAAGATATTCAGGCGATGATGAAACCTTTAACAAAATGAATGAAGCATTTGATACATGGGAAGAATGGGTGCCGCACAGCCCGATAGAAAAAATGCTTAAAGATGCTATTGATAAACAAGAGTAATTTATCATGGATTTCACAAAAGGTTTTAAAAAGATTAACAAGAAAAACCCATATGGATATTCAAAAGATGAATTCAGTAAGATTGACACATCAGATGATGAGGATGAGGATGAGGATGAGGATGATGAGTTTGAGTTAAGTGAAAATGAATATAATTTCAACACAGAAACCGAACACGAAACCGAAAGTGAAACTGAAACTGAAACCGAAAGTGAAACTGAAACCGAACGTTCAACAATTAAATTAAAACTAAGTAAGAAAAATAATCATCCTCAGAATAAAAAATCAACAGTAGTTCTTCAGGAAGAAACAGATTTTGTTGAGGAAAATGAAATATTTTTTTTCTCAGTAAATAATATAAAACATTGAACAATGAGCAACGGCAACCGCATGATCAAAGAAACTCAGCAAATTGTCACCGATACAGCCCGCGCCGTTGAGGAACAGTCCCTCAACACTGTGGTGTCCGGGTTTTCATTTGCCGCCGCTATCGCCTGGATGGATGTCGTGCGTGCTATGGTTAACCGGGTAGTGTCTACGTCCAAGAACGGTGTTCTTAACGCTTCCCTAACCGCTCTTCTAACCACCCTACTTTCCGTGGTTGTCTTCATGGTCCTATCACGCATGTCAAAGCGCGTGGTTAGACCATCACCACCTATGTTTGCGGTGACCCGCTAAGAAGAAGCATTATTAATAATCCAAATAATAATACAGAAAAAACAACTATAATTTGATGTTGTTTATTATCATACCTCTTTGGTGGTTCTAAAACTGGAATATCAACAGGAGGCGGTAAAACCTTTTTATAAACCTTTTGTTTTTCTAGTGTACTTAATTTATCTAATGAACATGTTATCTTAAACTTGATCGTATGATTTCGTTTTCCAAAATCATACGGTACTAGTTTTGATCCAATATTGTAATAAAATCGAATTCGAAGTTCTGAAATACCTTTTTCGGGACCTTTATGAAACGCCTCTTCAATTGGATACTCTCCTGTGTAAATTAAAAACTCTTTATCATTATCAAGTTCAGTTAATAATCTTCCGAAATATACAGACTCGGTGAAATCTAAAATTCCAACATTAGAAGTTCCAACGTTATATATACTTCTAGATAAATCAGTAGAATTCGTAGTCACTCTTAAAACAATTGAAGTTGGTCCGTGTTTTAAATCTATTACTTCACTTGTTAAAACATTTGAATTTATGATATTTGATTGATTATTTCTATTAAAACCAAGAATATTTGCGGGAGTTCCTTTATCATTATTAACCGAATATCCATTTACACCATCGTAAAATTCAAATGTAAAAATGTTACTTGAACCACCAGAAATATTAGAAAAGGATAATGACTCAGTATTTGAATTATATGTAACCAAGTCTACATTAGATACTCCACCACCTAATTTATCTTGTAATTCCTGAGCTAAATCTTCACCAGTTGAATAATTTCTATTTGAAAGTGTAATTGTAGTTCCATTTATAGAAAATGTATTATTATAATTATTTATGAGAGTTTGTGATAGTGGAATTTGTGCAGCAGCCAAACTAATTTTTGATACATTGAAAATTTCTCTATTCAATTTTATGACATAATCATTAGAATCTGGATATTGCTGTGGATTTCTTTCATCACTATCAACATCTAACAAAACATTCATTGTTTATTAACATTTATAGAACAAAAATAAAATGTTAATAAATTTTTTTATTTTATTTTTAATTTTTTTAAAAGGTATGTGAAAAGGGATTATTCATAAGTTGATTTTTAACTAAATTCAATTCTCGTGTTGTTGCATGTGGGTTTACATTACCTTTATAGGCGTTAAATTGTTGGTACATATCCTGAACATAATTTTGCATTCTCCCACCAGATGACCCATTTGCTGGCCCCATTCTTCCGTCTGTTCTACTACAATCTGTTCTAACTGCGGTTAAAACACCACCCTGGTTCAGTGGTCCGGCCCTAACATTCATCCTACCCGGGTTTCCGCTTCTATTTTGCTTACCTCTTTTTGTATCTGGTCTAAAACCGTATTGTTCAAGTTGTTCTGGGGAATAGGGTCCATTTGTAGATAAAAGTTGACTAGCTGGTGCAATAGTATATCCACCAACAAAGTTCGACACACCCGGTGCCGCCTGATTATTATATTGAAATTGACCTATATTCAAATCTCCTTTATTGCGTGTGGGATCCTCTGCCAAAGTGAGTGCTGAAACTGTGCTTTTAGCTGGCCCAAATCCTAATCCATCTTGTCTAAGTGTTGTTTCTGATCTATTTGTTGGTCTTTTCGTTTTTTCATAGTTACCTCTTACAGCTTGTGCTGTTGAAGGGCCACCCGCCCCCTGTGCACGGCCTTTCACTTCTGGTCTTCTCGAAGGTAAATATGCGGTCTTTTCTGGCATATTATGTGTAAGTTCACCTTGAAGTGTCTGGCGCCCACCAGTAACATCTCCTGCTGGGCCCGCACGACCTGGTAGTGTTGTGAGTTTATAACCATTTACATTATTTGGTAGAACACGAAACAATTGTTGATAACCTCCATAGGCTGGGACATTTGGTCCCACGCCTAAACCACTACCCACTAATTGTTTTTCAACTGGGCCAAAATTATTCATAATCCCAGAAACATATGGTCTATTTCTGAAATCTTGTACTGGTTCACCATTTACATATTTCATAAACCCTACGTCTCCGAAACTGGGTGTGATATCTTTATCACCTTCTTTAATTCCGATACCACCTTCACCTTTTTGAGGACCCATCCTTCCTGAAAGTGTGTTAGTAAGTGTTGTTCTATTATCTAAATAAGACATGTCATTATAAACATTTTCGTTTGGTGGTTCTTCATTTGTGAAATTTTCAACTGGTTTTTCTTCTACTTGCTCTGAACATTTTCTGGCCGCGACAATAAGACCAACGATGGCGGCTATAGATATTGGATCAGCCATAATTAATATATTTAAACATTTATTTTTTGCAATATCTTCTATTAAATAAAATATTTTGTGATTCTGCTCTTGTACTTGTTGGGTCAAATTGTTGTGTTCTCAGTGGTAAACTACAATTCATATTTTGAATTGGGAAATAATTCCCTGAAAGATTATTAACATATACTTTACCGAATTGTGTAGTTGATTGTGGCCTGAGTTCATCTTCAACCATGACTAAATGATTGGGTGCACCTTTCCCGGCTTTGTATGGTGCGGTACCATAAATCATTGTATTTGGTCGGCAACAATAATTCAAATTCGAAGGGTTTGGGTAAGCAAAAACCGTGTCAGTTGCACATGTTGGTGGCAAAGCCGGGTTTTCTAAAATCACTTTTTGAGCTGGTTGTAAAAGGTATGGATCCATTTTTAATATTAATATAAGAATATTTTTAAGATAAAGAAGCATTTGATGTTGCACTTCTCCCACCATTGCCACCAAACATACCCGTTCTCATGTCACCATTCGGATCCAAACCGGCAAAGGCGTCAAGCTGAGCACCTCTTGCATTCGGGTCACAAACCGATGGATCATCTTTACACATGGGTGCAAACTTTTTACCATAGCACCACTCTGCAAAGTTAGTTTGTGCGTTTGGAATTGTGGACACTGGTGCTGAAATAAATTGTCTTGCCGCCGCGTTACGTTGATATTCTGGTAATGAACTTCTTGATCTACCTGCGTCATACGGAATTGTATTATCTAAGTATTTCTTCACGGTATTTTTAACTGTTGGATAGTAACATGCTGGTGGGCGTGTGGGGTCATTCTCATAATCGCTTAAAAGTACATTTGCCATGGGATTTTCGGGTGTTGGTAATTTACAATCTGCTGAATATGTGAAAACATCTTCACTGTCACTTTGGGAAACTGCATTATTTTTATACATAATAAAAAG